GCGGTGCGCGACCGGAAGAGCCCTTTGGAAGGGGTACTCCCGACGGTCAACGAGGACCAGTGACTCCCAGCAAGTGCTGGTTCTCACCACGCGGATACCGAGCACATCGTGCTCTCCCTGATAATCCGAACTTTTCGAAGTGAGGAACTACCCATCACAACGCATCCGAGACAAACGCAGGTCTGGTCAGTCTCCAACCTAAAGGAAGGAGATCCAGTTACGAGCGTCCATCATACACGAATGAACACCGGAAGCAGGAAGCTACACGACATGGAGGATCGGTCGCCACCCTCTCGGGTACGATCAATGATCGGAGAGCGCTTCGCTCTCTACATCCTTTGGGGGAATAGGGGCTGGGGGAGGCTTTGGAACAGGGCAATCGCCTCGAACATAGCCTCCCGCGCCGTCCGGAACCCAGCATGTCTGCTTGTCCTGGTCAAGAAGCTCCTCTCCATCTCGGAGAAACATGAGCGTCCCCGCATTTGCGGTATTCAGGGTTGGGTGGTAGAATTCAATGTCATAACTGACAAAGATCTGGCCACTCGGGACAGTAGTCCCAGAAGGGGTAAAGGTCCTGTACACCAGCTGGGCCGCTTCGATCTGGTTTTCACCAGCAACCGTCGCGGCGGAGTTGTTACACAGGAAGCGCTGAACACGAGCATGAATTTTGTTCGTGTCGGCGACGACCCCAAACCATCCTGAAGGAACGTTCATGAGCGTGGAATCATGGGAAGCCAAAGGCCCCCCAGCCCATGCTACTCCATATGCGAACTCACCAAACTGGTCGAGCTGCGTGCCCCCCGCAAGGGTAGACACGTAATAATTTGCGTCGGCATAGTCGTATAGGACCGCCATCTGAATTTCCGCGGAGGCCGTGGTGGGACACCTCGGTACCCAAGAAAACTTCAGACTTCGGACCACGTACTGACCATAGTTCCGAGCAATTGAGCTCAGCCAAGGAAAGTTGGTCGCATTACAAGGGTTAATGCTGCGAAAGGCAGCAACCACTGTATTATCTGTAAACACTGGAGCGGCAATCCGCTCGGTATTACAGATACGGAGAGAACCATCGGCACCCCGTGTCATACGGGGGGAGCGACGGTACGAGCTGATCACCCTCGAGTTACCAGCAGTCATCCCGGATCCCACGGCCTCGTTACTGAAACGAGAGCTACGGTTTCCCTGGACGTTGTTGCGCTTTTGGGTGCGCTGACCCTTCTGTTTCTGGTTTGCCATGAGATTATACTTCGTGCCACCGTCATCTGGCGGGGCCGTTACGCGTGAGGCAGGAGCCGTTCGGCCTCTAACTTGCGCCATACTGGCTAAAGCTCGCGGAAGATCTCATGGAAGTATGAAGAAACGTCACGGTAGACCTTGCGGTACTGCCTCACCATGTACCACATCCTGCGGGGGCTTGACCACGTGTTAGTGATGACCGAGTTCAGAGCGCTTCCCCCCAGAGGGCCCAGTCCTTTCGAACTGGGTTCCTGGAGGAACCTCCTCCATCGTCGGCGGCCAAACACCGTCGCCTTTTTCAAGGTGACAGGCTTGATCAGCCAACGACGTAGGGGCATGACACGCTCTGCATACCCGCCACCTCGCCGATACGGGTCCGGATAGATGTTCACAGGTGGCATGGTCAAGTTCCCCGGGGGAGTTCCCCAGGAAACGAGATCATCTCCTTCTTTACGGAGGAGGTCGTGAAACCTCTTCTGTATTCGGGAGTAGTCTGACATGACTCCCTCACGGAAATCAAACAGACCGCGCCTATGAGCCTCCATCCACAGAAGCTCCGTCCTCCTGAATGTCCAGCCAGGAGGAACCTCCCCACCCAACGCGCCGAGCTCTCGAGGACCCACAAGGGGACCAGGAAAGCTCTCGAGAGAAGGGTATCTCTTTTTGAACAGCCGGAACGCAGAAGCCCAGCTACCCTCAGGCAGCGTGGACTCAAACGCCCTCCAAATGGAACCGTACTGGTCCCAGGGAAGGATCTGAGCGCCCGTTTCCGGGTCGATCATTTCCCTCTGGTAACCCAGGAGGCCCACATTTGGGACGGGAAGCCGTACGAGTTTGCCCAGGTCTTTCGACCAGGTGAAGAACTCTGAGTTAATCAGAGCCACGTCCCGCGAGTAGTAGTTCTTCCCCAGCGAGAACTTGAGACCCACATGGGAGGTAGAAACCTTCCAGGATGAGTACTCAGGCTCCGAAGCTGGAAAGAGAACGTCATCTCCGTTAACGCGCATAAAGCGCGAGCGGGGAATGGCCAGGCATGAAGCCGACCGATTGAGCAAGCAGAGAAGCGGGAAAGACAGGATATGACCCATCATCTGACCCCTTGTTACGGGAATCAGTCCACCACTCTTACCCAGGTCCACCGTAATCTCGGTAAGACTGCGCAGGGCAATCCTCCGAAGAAGGGGCTCAAAGCCCTCCACACCGACAGGAAGGATAAACTTGGTCCTCTCGAGCATCGCCTTTGCGGCGAACTCGGTGTACCTGAGGTAGATGTTGTCCGTGGCGGCCTCATAGTCACCACTGACAAACTTCTGACCCTTCTCTAGGCGAAGACCCGAAAGGGCCTGCGCCACGGATACACCGCCGATGAGCTGGTAAATGGGGTTCTGACGCATGGCAGAATGCCAAGCCTTTTGGATGGGAGTAAGAAGCGTAAGGGACCAGGACTGTCTGGTAACAAGTCGCACTTTAAGGGGTTCCGGTATACCGGCAACCCTCGCAGTGTAACTGTCCAGTTCATCGTCCAGGACCTCAGCGCTCTTGAGCAACTGCTCAAGAACCTCCACCCAAACAGCTGACCAATTGGTCAGCGCCAGATCTCCGTCTGACATCTTGTCAGCCAGCTCCTCGACTGTACCCAGATAAGGGTGTTCTACCATCAGGTCCTGGAGCACGTTCTTTCGTACGAATCCCTGAAGACCCCCTTCGCGACGAGAAGACTCGAAGCAGGAGGAGGTACTCGGGGCAAACGCACGTAGGTACGATGCCTCAAAGGGGCCAACCTCATCCACGGACTCCAGAATGGAGTCCTCAATCTGTCGGCGGAACGGGTAAACCTGGGGCTCCGGTCTGGCCAAAGCCTTACCGTAGTCACTGATCTTCTCCTCCACCATTTGCTCGGGTAGAGCAGGGAACAATCTCTTACTGTACAACATCAAGGCAGCGAGGGAGAGGCGACGCCGCTTCCCCTTGCCCGTCATCCTGTTCCTCCAAAATGACCTGAAAGGGCCGTTGAGGAGTGAGTAGGGGTCGGTGAGTTTCTGGGGTGGGGTCTCGTCTCCGAGGACCAAGGGTAGCCAATAGGCCACCCAGGACTTCAAGAGCGAAACTAAATCCGGCACATTAGTGCAAGGACATTCCACCTGCAGGACTCTGCTGACGTGAACGCCAGCGAGAGTAAAGGTATCCACCAGTGCTTCGTCACACTTCTTCCAGAAGTGAGAGGCACGCATCCTGGTCGGACGTTGAGCTTCCTCAAACTCAACGTCCGGCCGTGGGACCGGATCGCGCCTACGCCCCCCAACCAAGGGGGAACGGTGCTGACGGTCTTTCGACCTCCGGGGGGTTCCACCTCCCGCGGACATGTTCAATCGCACGTGATTTATCATATGCGTTTGTGC